ACCGTAGCAAAAGCACTGTGCAATGAACTTGGAGTAGATGTATATGTCATCAATGGATCCGACGAAGGTAGATTCCTTGATACTGTCCGAAACAATGCGAAGAACTTCGCTTCGACCGTATCGCTTTCGTCAACTGCTAAACACAAAGTCATCATCATTGATGAGGCAGATAACACAACAAACGACGTACAACTCCTCCTACGTGCGTTTACTGAGGAATTTAGTGGCAACTGCAGATTTGTCTTCACCTGCAACTACAAAAACAAAATTATTGAACCGCTTCACTCCCGATGTGCCGTCGTTGACTTCTCAATCAAAGGGAAAGAGAAGGCGCAACTGGCTGCAGGTTTTTATGGACGCCTTCAGGAAATCCTACAGGCAGAAGGTGTTAAGTATGACACAAAAGTCCTTCTCGAACTCATTAACAAACATTTCCCCGATTGGCGACGAGTCCTTAATGAGTGCCAACGCTATTCGTCGGGAGGAGAAATCAATGCTGGCATTCTTGCAACTTTCAGTGATGTAAAGGTCAATGATCTCATTAAAAACCTTAAAGAAAAGAACTTCCCTCAAGTTCGTAAGTGGGTGGTGGATAATCTGGACAATGATTCTAGTGTACTTCTGCGTCGTATTTACGATGCTCTTCTTACATCCCTTGAAAACACTAGCATTCCTGCTGCTGTGCTTGTTATTGCTAAGTATCAGTATCAGATCGCATTTGTTGCCGATCAAGAGATCAACCTTCTGGCGGCACTAACTGAAATTATGGTGGAGTGTAACTTTAAATGAATAAGACTGAATACTTTGCTCTGGACCTTGAGAAGTTTAAGGAAAACCCAGAAGAAAATCTGCTTACTATTCTTGAAGCACTTGAAATGTCTTTCTCCGAAAAGGCAGTTAACTTTGGTAAGCTAAAACCAATGTTGGATATGAGTAAACCACTTACATACAACTGATTATGAAAAACAAAAGACATCAAGTGAAGTCTAGTATGTATTATGTCTTCTGGGGCATATGCACAGTTGCCGTAGTTGGTGGCCAACTTTATGTTGGAACTGGATACCGTATGATGGCACAAAGTTTTAATAGAATTATTGATACCATTATTGTCTCTGTAGAACAAGAATATAAATGATACTAACTGAGAGTGATGCTGTTTATGCAGCAAATAAATTTATTGATTATTATACTCAGTTTAACCGCATTGATGATTACCTTCGTTTTGTGAAGAAGGATAGGATTTCTGAAAGGTCTGGATCTTTGTTTGGTGCCGACACCGAATTCTTTGATGCATTTGATATTCATCCAAATGATATGAACTTCCAAATTCATATTGTTGATACAAATCCAAAGACAACATCAAGATATAATCAATGGTTGTATTCTGAAACTCTTAACCTTACAGCATCTAATGCTATTGAGGAAGCAATTCCTGGTAGAACTCATAAGTGGATTGTTGTAGAAACTAACACTGATAAAGTGGTTGGTGTTGTTCGGTTTGGGTCTCCAACAATTAATAGCAAACCTCGCAATGACTACTTTGGAAAGGTACTTCCTCTTTCTGATATTAACCTACATTTTGTTATGGGTTTTAATATTGTACCAACTCAACCTTTTGGGTACAACTACCTCGGTGGAAAACTACTTGCTCTTCTAGCATCATCAAAGGAACTCAAGCAGCAGTTTGATGATAAGTATGGAACTGACCTTAAGTATTTTGAGACCACTTCTCTATATGGAACTACCAAGGGTGTGTCCATGTATGATGGTCTGAAACCCTTCCTGAGGCACATAGGAGACACTGAGAGCAACTTCCTACCCCTCTTCCATGACGATGAGTTCCGCGACTTCTTCTGGTGGTTTAATGAGCGTAATGGTGGCGAGCGTCTGATTTCCGCAGACAAGTCATCCAAGAAACTCAAAATTCAGACCAAGATGATTTCTATTATTCGTAATTCTCTACAAGACGAGAATAAACTTAAAGAGTTTAATGATTGTATTAATCATGCAAAGTCTTTGACTGAGAAGAAGAGATATTATCTCGGAGATTTTCGTCATACTACTGAGGAAGCAATCTCTTGGTGGAAGAAGAAAGCATCGAAGAGATATGATAAACTTAAGTCTGAAGGAAGAATTAGGACTGAACTTGAGATTTGGGAACCTGGAGTTGATTTGGAGATTATTAGATAATGGGTCCAAAATTAATTCAATTCAATAAACAGAAAATCGGTAAGAAAACAATTGATATTGCCGTATGGAGACACCCAAGAGGTTGGACTCAAGAAGAGGTTGATATATGCACCAAATATTACCAACTTCAAGCAAAAAAATTTGGTATGAGTATTGAACATTACATGAGAGAATTTCAATGGAATTGAAGGACTGGTTGAACTCAATAAACTTTAATAAGGAAAACCTTATTGAAGAAAACCCCGATATCGTTAAACAATATTCCCCATACATTATCAATCGCTGTCTATCTGGACACCTTGATTGTATTATGTTTGCAAACGAAATGAACAAGTATCATTTCTTAGACAAAGATATGCAATATTCATTTTATCTAAATAGTCTCAGGAAAAAGAAGAGATTTTCTCCCTGGCTCCGAAAGGATAAAGTCACAGACTTAGAATGTGTAAAACAGTACTATGGTTATAGTAATGAAAAAGCATCTCAAGCACTGAAAATCCTGACAAACGAACAGATTACTTTTATTAAACAACGACTTGATATTGGAGGAACAAAATGACTACTACGGTAGAACCCACAGTACAATGGTCTCAAGACCAGATGGTGGAGGTACTTCTTAATGAACCTGATGACTTTCTCAAAGTCCGTGAGACTTTAACCCGCATCGGAGTAGCATCTAGGAAGGAGAAAAAACTCTATCAATCTTGCCACATTCTTCACAAGCAAGGTAGATATTTCATTGTTCACTTTAAGGAACTGTTTGCTCTTGATGGCAAACATGCAAACCTGACGGTGAATGATGTCCAGCGTCGTAATCGCATTGCTCGTTTGCTTGCTGATTGGGGACTGATTACGGTTGTTAAAGAAGATTCTGTATTGGATATTGCTCCTCTGAATCAAATCAAAGTTCTTGCTTATAAGGATAAGAACGATTGGATTCTTGAGCAAAAGTACAACATTGGTAAGAAGGGAAAAACTCAAGAAGCAGAATAAATAGTAGTGTGCCATTCGTGCGGCACTCTACAAAAGTCGGAACACCCAGAGACCCCTTGACAGGGGTCTTTTTTTGTCCTAAGATACTCTTATCGACCATAACCCATAAACACGGTCGGTGCTTCAAAAACTTAAATTTAGCAAAAACATAGGAGGCTAAAATGGCGTTTAAGGAATTGCTTCGTGTCTACGAATGTTATGAGAAAAAAGTAGACGAAAAGACAAAAAAGTATTTACAAGGTTTTGGAACCGTAGACAATGCTCCAGAGGGTCTTCCTCTTATGGAAGATGTAATTGAAAAGTATAACTCTGGAGAGATTGCTGAGGGATCCACCGTAATTTGTTCTGGTAGAGTTGGTGATCTCTGGAGCGATCCTACTTACAACCGTATTGATGAACTTCGATATGGTAATCAGAAACGTCATATTGAGAATCGTGGCGGATACTCAAATGACGCTGCAGATACTTTGTCTGCATACTGTCGCCCCAAACTCAAAGTCGTATTGACTAAGGGAAACAACCGTGCATCTAAGCGATATGCTTGTGGACGTAATACTGAAGACAGAGTTGTTATCTCTCTGAAACTTCATCGCAAAAACATCTCACATGCAGAGATGGTCCGCATTGAATCTCTTGATCACAATACGGATTGTAACTATCGCACCAATCAAAGTGGTGATGATAAGTTTAAATCTGCGTATTTTGCAGGTGAAACTTGGGCAGTAGAGTTGTTTGAGTATCTTAAACAATTCAATATCGGCATCGCTGGAACTCTTGATGGTGCTGAATTTGTATGCCCATCACACTCTTATATGTCTACAGCAAGGAAACTTGCTGGAGAAGAGTATACTTCAAAGTATCTTAGGGCATTTACCAAGTGGAAATGTGCTAAAGAAATTCAGGGTAATGCTACTGTGGCAGGTTCTCTTTTCTTGAAACTCTTTCATGAGTATATTGATTGGATTGATAAAAAGAATCAAATTGATTCTTTCTCTTTGATGATGAAGTGGTATTTTATTGATTATGGTCCCACTCATCAACAAGTAAATCCTAAAGCAAAAAGTCTGAAACAATCTGATATTGTTGAAGGTAATGGTATCATTAAAGGAAACGAACCATTTGTCGCTCGTTTTGTAAATCTCTACAATAGTTTTTGTGATCGTGAAGTTTCTTTTGATCGAATGATCATCAAGAAAACTCATAAAACTGCTATTCCATTTGAGGGTTCTGATAGTAGTGCTTGGAATGCATTCCTTGCAGATGCAAATCCTCTGATGAAACCAGTATTGGGACAACTTGCTGAGAACAAGTTTTTCTGATAACCGAATAAAAAGATACGGGGGTCCACACCCCCTTTTTTGTGCTTTGTGATAATATATACTATGGATGCCGAAAGGGTCCACAAAACACAAACTCGCTTTTAAAGGAGCTACCATAATGAACAACCTTACCAGGTATACTGCTGCGGATCTTAATACCTTGATGGATAAGATCACCAAGAACAGCATTGGTATGGACGAATACTTCGATCGTCTGTTTAATCTTCACGAAACTACAAAGAACTATCCACCTTACAACCTTATTCAGGTAAATAATGTAGAATCTCATTTAGAGATTGCACTAGCAGGATTCAAGAAAGGAGAGGTCAATGTCTTCACGGAGTATGGAAAACTTTTTGTCGAGGGG